GTTATAATCACGCAATAACACTCTACATTGATTAGGATTTAATATGGCTAGACCTACAGTAATGACGGCTAAAATGACAAAAAGCATTTGCTTTGAACTTGCCGGTGGTCGATCACTCAGCTCTATTTGTCGTGATGAAGATATGCCATCGCGTAGCACTGTATTGCTTGCTGTGATAGACGATAGAGACGGTTTTAGGTCAGACTACATGCGAGCAAGAGAGGCGGCGGGGTTTTCTCATGCCGATGAAATGCTAGATGTTGCTTATAAAATGGGTACAGGCGAACTTGATCCGCAACAGGGCAAAGCAATGAACGACGCTTATAAGTGGGCTGCTGAAAGAATGTCAAGTAAGTATCACTCACCTAATCAGACGCTTGAGCATACACACAAAGTTAAAGACGATGGCGGGAACGAGTGGTAACGGATTTAGCCGCGTTCAGGGGTCATGTAAAAAAACATTCGCCTGCATTCGTACCGTTATTTACAACCAAATCACGTTATCAAGTGGTATGGGGCGGTGCGGGATCTGGTAAATCTCACATGGTAGCTAGAAAGATACTGTATCGGCTACTTAAAGAGTCAGACTGTAAACACAACTTTCTGATAATACGTAAAGTTGACAGAACCATAAAACGGTCTGTTTTTACGTTGATGTGTAACGTGATAGCGATATGGGGCTTACAAAAAGAGTTCACATATAACCTTACTGATAAGACAATCACATATAAACGCACTGGTTCGCAAATAATGTTTAGCGGCTTGGATGATGTTGAAAAACTAAAATCAATCGAGGGTGTAACGTCTATCTGGTGTGAAGAGGCAACAGAGCTTAATCAGGAAGATTTTGAACAGCTTGATTTACGTTTGCGAGGCGATACCAAATATCATAAAGAGATAATATTAACGCTCAACCCTATAAGCGAACAGCACTGGATTAAACGCGTATTCTTTGATGATCCAATTGACGGCGTATTCACATTAAAAACCACTTACCTAGACAACGCATTTATTGATGCTGAATATAAGATGGTAATGGAGAACAAGCGTAAGACTAATCCAAGGTATTATAACATATACGCTTTGGGTAATTGGGGTACTGCTGACGGTCTGATATTTATGAACGTAAAGCAAAAGCCGATAGTGTTAGAAAACATCATGCACTTGCCATGCTTACAAGGGTTAGACTTCGGTTACACTAACGACCCATCAGCGTTCAACCAATCTTATATCGACCATGATAATAAAATAATATACATATATGATGGTTTTTACGAGAAAGGGTTAAGCAATGCGGCAATAGCTGATAAAATAAAAGAAATGAACGCACACAAACGCATGACTACAGCGGATAGTTCAGAACCTAAGTCAATCGATTACATACTAGGTAAGGGCGTAAAGGTTAAGGGCGCATTAAAGGGTGCTGACTCGATTAAGATAGGCATTGATTTTTTACTAGAATACACAATCATAGTTAACGCGCACTTAGTCGAATTTATGACTGAGTTTAATAATTACTGTTGGTCTGTTAGTAAAGACGGTAAGCAATTAAACAAACCGGTAGATGATTTTAATCACTTCATTGATAGTTTACGCTATGCAATGGAAGGCCAATTTACTAGAAAGGGCTTTATCTTTGCTTAAATATATATTTACTTGCTATAATGCAATAAATCACTTAAAGAGGGCGCAAAATGTGGCCGTTTAGTAACAAGCTATTACAACAAGACATACCAACGGTCAAAGCACAGACTAAAATGCTCCTTAAGTCGGTATCTATTCCACAGGCCGCGCCAGATTGGAAGTTATTTGCAAAGAAAGATACAAAATGGGATATAGCGACCGCCATAAACGAGGGTTATAACGCCTCTGCTGCGGTATATACCTGTGTAGAAAAGCGCGCCAAATTAGTATCATCAGCGCCTTGGATTGTTAAACGCAAGCTACCAGACGGCACATTCGAGACACTACCCGATCACCCACTACAAAAGCTAATTGATATGCCTAACCCTGGCACAAGCTGGCTTGAAGTAATGTATGAAGTTAGCCAGCAATTAGACCTTGCCGGCAATGCTTATATGTCAGAGATTAAAGCGGGTGTTAGCGGCTTACCTACTCAGCTATGGTTGCTACCTTCGCAATACATAAAGATAAAGCCCGGTAACGTCAATTTGATTGATAGCTACGAGTATCAAGAGTCAAGCTCAAAGAAATTCAACATCATGGCTGACGATATGATACAGCTAAAACTACCTAATCCGAATAGTCGATACTTTGGACAGCCAACATTAATGGCAGCGGGTAGAGCGACGGATATTGATAGAGAGTCAGGTATTTGGCAGAAGAATAGCTTAGAGAATCGCGGTGTAGTCGATTTGCATGTTGAAGTACCAGACACAATGCAACCCGACCAGATAGACGCGTTAAAAGTTAGCATAAAAGAAAAGCAAACAGGCTCAGCAAATGCGCGTGAGCCTTGGATAACAAGCGGCAAGATAAACCAACTAGGGCAAACCGCTATAGAAATGGATTTTGTCAATTCACGAAAGGCTGTATGGGCTGAAATATGCGCGGTCTTTGGTATGTCAATGTCTGTGTTAGGTTTTACAGAAAATGTTAACCTTGCTAACGGTGCGGAACAGCAAAAAGCGTTATGGGTTAACAGCATCATACCAATGCTAGAATTGATCAAACAACAGTTAAACGCGCAGTTATCTACTGAGTTTGACGGTGTCATACTAGACTATGATTTATCTAACATTGAGGCATTACAAGAAAACTTCACTGAAAAGTTAGCTAATGCAGAGGCATTGTATCGCATGGGTTACACAAGCGCATCAATCAATAGACGCTTAGAATTAGGCTTTGAAGATGATGAGATACCAGAAGAATCAGAGCTTGAAGAACCAGATCCAATAGTTGCAGATGATAATGCAGGCGATGAAACCGACGACGAACAGGTTAAGCGTATGTTAAAGGCGGTAGGGTATGGCAAATAGACTAATTACAGGACTTACACCCGCGCGCGAACAGGCATTACAGGAAAGGTTAATGATACGGCTTGCTAGACAGGCCGAGAAACCTATCCAGCGAGAAATACAGCGCGCGAATAGGTCAATAGCTCGCGGTGATGATGGTGCGCTAGAGATACATGAAGAAAGGCTAAATCGTATCATTACTAACTTATATACAACGGCTTTCGATACGTTTGGTCGTCGATTATGGAATGCAGCCAAGAAATCGACACTCCCAAATGAGACTAAAAGAGATAATAGTATCCCATTAACGCCGCAATTCGATTTAGCACGTAAGATATGGATTAATGCGGTCGCTGCTGAAAAGGTTACACAAATAGCCGGCACTACATCAGAGCAAGCGAGAAAGATAATACAACAAGCGGCTGCCGATGCTATTGAGCAGGGTTTAGACGAGAAACAAACAGCGTTATTGATACAGTCGCGCATTAGTTCAGATGGTGGCAGGCTTTCACGCTTACGTAGTCGCGTTATATCGCGCACAGAATCACACGCGGCAAGTAATGCAAGCAATCAGATGGCAGTACAAGCAAGCGGCGTGCCAATGATGAAAGAATGGATAGCAAGCGGCGGTGAGCGTACCAGAGAAAACCACTTATTCGCCAGTGGTCAGACTGTTAAGATGGACGAACCGTTTGTTGTTGGTGGCGATTACATAATGCAGCCAGGCGATCCAAGTGGTAGCCCAGAAGAGGTTATTAATTGCCGTTGTGCGGTTGGTTATTCGTTGCCATAACATAAATATTTGCGACTACTGGTCTAACCAGTTATAATTAAAACAATTAAATAATTAAGGCAATGCGTGTGGAATATAAAGCGTTAAATTTCAAAGCAGACGATGTTAACACCGGCGCACGCACATTTGCGGGTTATGCGTCTACGTTTGATGCTGACTTAGGTAACGATATTATCAGCAAGGGTGCATTCAACAAAACCCTTAAAGAACGCGGTGATAGAGTTAAGATATTATGGCAACATGCCGATCCAATAGGCAAGCCAACGTCGATGAATACCGATTCAAAAGGTTTATTTGTTGAAGGTAAGATCAGCAAGACGCGTTTAGGTGATGAAGCTGTTGAACTTATGAATGATGGTGTTATCGACCAAATGAGTATCGGTTTTAGTATACCAGCGGGCAAATCAGAGCGCGACAGTAAAGGAATGCGCTTAATTAACGAGGTAAAACTATTCGAGTTTAGCCTAGTTACTTTCCCAATGAATGAAAACGCATTCGTTACCAGCATCAAGTCTGTTAAGGACGCTATACGATGCGGTAACTACGACCACACAGAATTAAAAGAATTAGCCGACGCATTGGCTGAGTTGAACGCACTGTTAAAGAATGAGCCGCCTAAAAACACTCAGATCGGAACGCAGCCGCAAGAGTTAGACGCTTTACAAAAAGCACTTAAAAACTTTGGGCTGTAGCCCGCAAATAAACAATAAATAAAGGTATCATATATCATGGAAATTAAAGAATTAGCGGAACAGTTACAAACTGCTTCCAAAGAAATTAAAGACACTAACGACGCTATGAAGCTTGAGATTAAAGCACAGGGCGAATCAAGTGTTGAGACTAAAGCCGCTGTTAAAGCTGCTCAAGCATCATACGACGAACTTAAAAACGTATTTAATGCGTTAGATGGTAAGCTCATTGCATTAGAGCAAAAGCAAGCGCAGAACATGTTTGGCGCTGTTGAGGAATACAAGTCTGCTGGTCAGTTGTTTGTCGAGTCAAGCGTATTTACTGAAATCAAGTCAAGCGGTCGCGGTTCATCTAACCCTTTCAACCTTGAAAAGAAAGACGTTAGCTCACTTGCTGCTAGTGCCGGTGCTTTGATACGTCCAGATCGCGATAGTCGCGTATTTCAAGATCCAAACCGTCCGTTACGTATTCGTGACCTTATACCGACTGTACCAACTGCTTCAAACGCGGTTGAGTTCATGCGCGAAAATGTTTTTACCAACAACGCAGCACCTCAAGGTACTGTTGCTGGTCTTGGTGGTGGCGAATTTGTTGCTAAATCTAAGTCAGAGATTACTTACGAGCTTGTTACTAAGCCTGTACGCACGATCGCTCATTGGATGGCAGCGTCTCGCCAGGTATTGTCTGATGCGCCTATGCTACAAAACCTTATTGACGGTCGATTGGCTTATGGTCTTGATCTTAAGTCTGATGAGCAATTATTGTTAGGCGATGGTACTGGACAGAACCTTGACGGCATCTTGGTAGATGCGGCTATTAACGACGCTGGTGAGTTACCTGCTGGAACGGCTGCGGCTGATGTACCTGCTGCAATGATTGACCATATCCGCAAGGCTATTACAATCGAACAGACTTTTGAGTATTACAATATGACTGGTTTGTTACTTAATCCAGCCGATTGGGAGACTCTTGAGACTGCAAAAGCGACTGACGGACATTACCTAATGGTTTCTATGCCTACTGGTAGAGCGACTGAAAGCGTATGGCGTATCCCTGTTATAATCTCGAATGCTCAACCAGTTGGTCAATTCTTGATTGGTGATTGGAATATGGGCGCAGTAATTTACGACCGCGAATCAGTATCTATCCGCGTTAGTGAGTCACACGCTTCATTCTTCGTTGAGAACGGCGTTGCAATCTTAGGCGAGGAACGCTACACGTTAGCAATTCCATTACCTAAAGCTTTCTGTAAAGGTTCTTTTGCAGTAGCTACATAGTAAATAAGTAATATAGAAAGCCTCTTAATTGAGGCTTTTTTGTGTCTGAAAAACTACAATAACACACTTAATTTGTTTATCTGGTCTAACCAGTTTATAATAGACAAAACACTGGAGGCATCATGGCTCAATACATTGTATTAATTACATCAATCGTTGGTAGAAAAGGCGATACCGTCGAATTACCAGATAACTCGCAGACAACAGAGCGATTAAAGCGCGGCATTGTTGCGGGTATCCCAAAACCTATAGAAACATTCGAACCTGTCGAAAAGAAAGTAACAAAACCCACATCTTGGAAAGCTAAAAAATGATGTATTTGAATACAGTTGATGAAATCAGATCGCCTGTGTCTGCGCGGTCTCTTATAGATTGGGCTAGACTCGACGAGAATGATCCGACTGTTACATCATGCTTAAATATTGCAACGAGCTTAGTAATTAGCTATTTAAAACTTGATCTGCTTAATCGTACATGGTCGCTAAAGTTTAAAGAGTGGCCTAACGCTGGTACTTATATGCGCGACTCAATATCGCCCAATACGCTATACGGTAGGCTTATTATTGAGTTACCAAACGCTAATTTACAGTCAATAACATCGGTTCGCATAAACAATGTCTTAACTACTGATTACACAGTGCTAGACGTTAAGCCAGCGGCGATACAGTTCACCGATATAGCAACGTATGACTCAGATAACTATGCGTTAGAAATAGACTACATCGCGGGTTATGGTACTAATCAAAACGACGTGCCAATGCCAATACGTGACGGCATATTAATGACAGCGGCTTATATTAGCGAGCATCGCGGTTGCTCGGCTGCCTCTGCGCTTGAAATGTCAGGCGCTAAAATGCTGTTATCTTCTTATGCGATAAGAGGTGGGATTGTTTTATGACAATAGTAACTAATTACCCCATGCCAGGCATTGCAACAAGTAGAGAAAAAGAGTACGCGCGTATACCTGTTGATGTAGGACAGACAAGTTTTTTTGAGGGTAGAGAATTTCGTTTTGTTCGCAATATAACATCGCCTAAAGTATTTAGATTTATTGCACCTATTGAATTTATTTTGTCTTTTCAGAGTTTCAGTATAGTTGACGGTGAATTTGAGTTTTACGCATGGCGTGATGATAATGTTACGCCTAGTGGCACATGGACAAGTGATCCTATATTTGCAAAGAACACATCTATAACAAGGCGTTTATTTGATGGTGCTTTTTATGTAGGCCAGTGTCAAATAGAAACAGGTGGAACAATAGCCGTTACTGATGCTGATCAATATGCTGATTACGCACACCTAAAAGCGGCAACGGCAAGCGGGCAAAAACAAAGCATAGCAAGCCAATCAGTCCAGGGCAGATACTTAGCCGCTGGTACTTATTATTTGCAATTCACAGGCGTAGCAGAGGCATCATATAATATTGAGTGGGAAGAACGCCCATGAAGTGCTGCGATATAACGCCAGCATCGCTTAATCGTCAGATTGAGATACAAAGCTTAGCTGTAACACCAACAGACGCGGGCGGCTTTACTGAGTCTTGGGTTACGCTTACTAATGCGTGGGCTAAGATTAAGAACGCAAGCGGCACAGAGTTAATTCACGCGGATCAGCTTGGCGCTGTTGCATTTAGTGATTTTACAATACGCTATAGGTCTGACTTAAACGAGTCAATGCGCGTCATTTATAGAGGCACAGAATTTCAAGTTAGACATATAAACAACATCGAAGAGGCTGATAAATTTCTGATTATTAAAGCAGAACGCGGCGTTTCACAGTGACAGTTACCGTAACAGGTGATAAAGAACTGAATAGAAAGTTGAATAAGCTTGGGATCAAGAT